CCTTGTCCTCGAACACCAACCCGGCCTTGGAGCCCTTCGGGAAGATCCCGAAGATGGTCTCCTCGCCCCAGCCGACCAGCCAAATCGACGTATTGGCATTAGCCGTGCCGAGCCCGTCCATGACATTGAGGGCATTGTTGGCGTTGGCCAGGCTGACGGTGTTGTAAAGCGGGCTGAACCCGGTGAACTGCGAGGGGCTGACCGTCGAATTGCCATAGAACAGCGTCACCGCGACCTGCTGCGCCAGCCCCTCGAGAAACGCGTTGTCCTCGGAATAGCGGAACTTCGCGACATTGCCTGACATCTCGGCCAGCTTGCGGTCGATCTGCGAATACGCCTCGAGCATCCCGGTGCCGACGGTGACCTGCGCCGTCGTCGACTTGCCATAGGGGACGCCCTGATAGAGCGAGCGCCAGGTGCCGCTGGGGATCGAGGTGCGCAGGGTCATCTTGTGCCCGGTGGCGAGGTTGCCCTCGACCCACATCATATCGTCGTAAACCTCGTTGGCCTGCGACATCATCTCGGCGATGTCGTCGATCTCGCCCTGCGGGTCGGTGCGCCGCGCCCAGTCGGCCAGCGACAGCCATGCTCCGGTTGCCATTCCTACCTAACCTCTCGCATCGTCGAATAGCGCCGCGCCGGACCGTCGTCGGTCTGCGGCGGCTGCGGGTTGGCCGCGACCAGCCGCGGCGCCGCCAGTGCCGCCGCGACATTCGCCAAAAACCGGATAAACGCCGGGTGGTCGCCAATCCCGGTGTGATTGATCGCAGCGATGAACTCGGCGCGCTGCCGGTCGTTGCCGGCGAACCGGTCGCGCACTGCGGCGGCCTGCTGGAGGGTGGTGCCCTGGCGATTGCCGCCGATCTCAGGGTCGGCATAGAAGGCGTCGCGCCATTCCCCGCGGGTGCGCTCGAAAACCTCGTGCTGGCCGCGCTGGATGCGCGCGATCTCCTGGACCGCGAGATCCATCAGCGCCTGGCCGCGCTGCTGCGGGGTGAGCTCGGCGGCGCTGATGATGCGGTTGAGCTCGCCGATTTCAGCCTCGCCGACCTGCACTCCGTCTGGCACGGCATAGGGTTCGAAGACCGGCGGCCCCGGGGGCGCCATTGGGGGGGTTTGCGCCTCGCTGACCAGCGAGGGTTGCAAGGTCGAAGGAAGCGGCTGGGTGGCCTGATCTGGCGTTACTTCAGGCGGCTCGGGAGCGCTGGGCGGCGCGGCCGGCCCAGGCGGGACTGGAGGCGGAGCCGGTTCGGGTACGACCGGCCCCCCTGGCGGCGGCGCCGGCTCGGGCACCCCTGGCGGTGGCGCGACCGGTGGTTGCGGATCAGGCATTTTCCTGCGCCATCAAAACATATTGCTCGGGAGCCACCCGCATGACCTGCGCCAAGAGGGCTAACCCGATATTGCGCTCGCCGAGGCAGAATGCAGTCGCGTCCGGCTGGCCCGGCATAAAGCGGTTTGCAAAGATATGGCAGGCGACCAGCTGGTCCCAGACCCAGGCGCGGCCGACCGGGTCGTCGAGGACGCGCGCTAGGAAGTCGTCCTTCTGCTGGTCGCGCAAGGCGGCGAGCTCGCGCCGCCGCTCGACCTGCTCGGCATCGTCGGCGTTGTAATCGCCGTCCGAAAGGCGAGGCGCTCCAAGGATATCATCGAATGCCTGCATGAACCGCAGCGTGACACGGGATTTAGTAAAAAAGTCAAGAGAAATCTCGCATCTAGTCTTCTGTCGAAAATAATATTTCTTTGACGCGCGAAAGAAATATTATTATTTGGCTTCAGTGTGGCTGGTTGCGGTCAGCCGGCATGACGTAGAGGCTCTGCAATCCGCCGCGCCGCGCCGCCAGCGCCAGCACCTTCTTCTGCTGCGCGGCATACATCGCCGCCAGCTGCAGCCAACCCGGGTCGCCGCGCCAATGCGCGAGCTGGCGGCAGCACCCCTCGGCCTTTTTCAGGCTGTCCTGGAGTTGGGAGAAGATCTCGCTTTCGGTCAGCATTAGCGCCCCATCCCGGGCACCGCGGCACCCGCTCCAGGTGGCCCGGCACCGCCGCCGGCGCCCGTGCCGAGCATCGCCGCGAGCGCGTTCTGCCCGCCCCCGACGTCGGTCTGGCTGAGCGTCTGCGCACCCTGCACCGCGGCCTGGCTGGCCGCCACCGCGGCGGCCTGCTGCTGCTGCTGCGCCCGCTGACCACGGAGCTGCTGTAATGCTTGCGGCGTTCTTAAAATGCGGCGCGTCACGTTGAGCAAATCGGCATATTCCCGCACCAGCGCATCGGGGTCGACATTGTCCTTGGCCTCGGGAAACGCCGCCGCGAGGTTACCCACGGTGGCCATGAAGCGCTCGATCCCGCCGGTTGCAGCGGCGCGCTGCGCCAGCGCCATTTCCGAGACGTATTCGGCCTGCAGCGGCAGGTGGCGCAACCCCGGCGGCACCGGCGGCAGCAACCCCTTCCGTTGCATGATGCCGAAAATGCGCGCGATGGCCGGCGACGCCGCCTCCGACTGAAACCGCTCGATGACCGGCCCCAGCATCTGGATCTTCTCGCCCTTGCGCTCGTAGATCTCGAGTTCGTTGCGCGGCTGCACTCCCTCCATCTGCGAGATCATCAGAAAGATGTCGGTGAAGAAGGTGCGGTTGATGCGGGCCTGGATCGCCTCGATCTTCTTTTCCATGCCGGTCAAATCCGGCATCACCTCGTAGATCGGCCGCATCCCCTTGCCAGGCTCGACATTGCTGACGTAGGTCACCTGGCCCGGCAGGGTTGACGACGGCTGGTTCTTCAATTCCGCCCCAGCGATCAACGGCGGGCGCACCTGCTTCTCGATCGCCTCGGCCTCGCGCCGGGTCATCAACTGCAATTGCATCGTATCGGGCAGCGCGTCCATGCCGGGGCTGCGCCCGTAGGCGTCGTTCGACGTCGTCGCCCAGCGCGGCGCGATAAACGCCTGCTCGGTAAACCCGCGCAGGCTCAGCGCACGCTCGTTTTGCTGCCCCCACACCCAATAAACTTCGCGCCACGTAAAATCACCCCCATTGGCGCCATTGGGGAGCACCGCGCCGCTCGATCCATCGCGCCGCCGGATCGGGAAGTTGGGTTCGATCGCCTGGGCGATGACCCGTTCGCTCTCGAGCGCCGCGCCCTTGGTTTCCCACAACGTCTTGATGTCGGGCGGGCAATTGTTCAATCCAAACATCTCGACGGTTTGCGCAATAGTCAGCGTGAACAACCGGAACAGGCTTTCGACCCGGAAGCTCGACCCGGCCGCAAGAAAGTATTCGCCGGCACAGGGATTGTAACACCGGATCACATCCTCCTCGTCCTCGTAAACGATGACGACGGCGGTGCCAAAAATCACCAGATCCTCGAACATCTGCGCGAAAGCATCGTAAAAATTGCTCTCGGCCATCACCGCGTACATGTGGTCCTCGACCTGCTCGAGCCATTCCATCGATTGATTGTCGAGCTCGGGCGTTTGGCTGCCCATGCCGGCCTTCAATTTGAACCACGGCCGCGACGGCGAGCAGAGCCCGCTCATCATGCCGCTGGCGCAGATCCGCATCGCCAGCGTGGCGGTCCCGTCGACGATCTCCTGGTTGATCGGGAAGCCACGCGTCATCGTGTTCGGAGTCACGAGCCAATGATATCTACGGGGCGTTAGGTAACGCGCAAGCAATGCCCAGTGTTCCCACCAGCTTAAACGCCAACTTCTAAGCATAGACAGTCTAGCTTCTAAGTGGGCATATAAGTCACCCCACTGCGGATCGCTCCTAAATGGGAGAATCCTCGATTCAGCGGGTTGGGCCGCTAGAAGTGTAGGGCTAGACCTTTCATAGACAGCCGCCGCTTGAGCCGAGCGTGCCATTTACATACCCCACAGCATCTCTATCGGAGTATGCCCCTAGGAACCGAGCAGCGTCTTCTGCTGCGTCGCCACCGGCTCGGTCAGCCCCTGCGGGGTCGTCAGGATGGTGCCGGCGGCGCCCGCCCCAGCGGCGGCCCGCGAACGAGCGAGTTGCGATGCGCCCGCCGCCGCGACGCTCGCATCCGCCGCGGTCGGCGGGGCCGGCGGTGGTGGCGGCGGTGGTGGCGGAGCCGGGGTCTTCGCCCCGCCGCCGCCAAACAAAGCACCCATGTCCTTGCCCTCCAAAAGTCCCCTAGGAAGCCCGTAGGCGCATTTTGTACCGTCGCCGCTAGCCTAGCACCCAAAAACCCGAAACACCCATCAGGCGGCCTCCGGGCGCGTCCGCTGGGCCATCTATCGCGGGTAGCGGCGCTCGTCGCGCGCGGCTATCGGCCGCTGCCATAGCTCGGCGAGCGGATCGTAATCCACCCGATGGCGCGGCGCACCCGCTGCATGATCCTGTTTCGCCAGCACCGGAAACGCGAAGGTCAGCGCCAGCGCATCGGCATGATCGGGGCTGAACCCGAGGCGGTCCTTCAACCCTTCCTTTGGCTCGAGGATCAGCTTGTCACGCTTGAAACTGTAGGTCGTCGAAGACAGCGCCTGGGTCAGCTCGGGTGCCTCGGGCAAGGCGCCGCCAGCCCGGATCCAGTCGACCAGCTCGAAATAGATCTCGGCGCGCTTGTTCTCGTAGCGCGCGTCGAGCGGTTTGTCGGCGAATCCGACCGGCACCGGCTCCCGGCCCAGTTGGCGCAGCTGGTCGATCCAGCCCGCGCCGTAGCCGCCCGAGTTGTCGACAAAACAGGCATCGGCCTCCCAGTCACCCCATTTGCGCGCCACCAGCCCGCCGCCCTGCAGCGAGTCGATGTTGCGATGCACGATGGGCGGCCAGGCAACCAGCCCCTGACGCGGAAAGATCACCGACGCATCGTCGCCGTAGCGCGCCACATCGACGCCGAGCACGCGCGCTGCGCTCTGGTAATCGACCGGGCGGTAATGCCGCCGCATCGCATCGGCCACCTCGTCGGGGCCGATCAGCGTGTTGATCGAGGCCGGCGGGAAGCGCCCGAAGATGTTGATCAGCACCCACGGGCTGTCACGGCCATACTGCCGGATCTGCTCCCTGGCGTGGTCGACGGAGATGCGTGGCGAACGCTTGGGGTCGTCCGGGTCGCCGGTGATCTCGACCACCCGCCACAGGTCGCGCGACGACGAGCAGGCCCGCCACAGCGGCCCGTCGAGGTGCGTCGGGTTGCCGGCCTGCACGATGTGCCCCTCGACGCATGAGCTCAGCGCCGACTCGGCGGTGACCATCACCGCGTCCGGGATGCCGCCCGACTCGTCGAGCAGGAACAGCACATAATCGGCGTGCAATCCGGCCAGCGTGTTGGCCTGCTGCTGCCGGTCGGCGTTCTGCGACCATGACCTGGCGGTCATGAACCAGGTTTCGGGGTGGTCGTTCGCGAAGATGCGGGTTTTCGTCCAGGTGAATTTGGCTTTGAGCAACGCCGCGCGGTCGCGCCACTTGGCCATCTCGGCCCACAAATTGTCGTCGAGGTTTTTGCCCGAAATCGACGTCGCGGCGCATTTAGGCTGCGGCCGGGTCAGCATGAAGTTCCACCCGAGCCACGCCAGCACGCTCGTCTTGCCGGGCCCTTTTGCGGCCTTCATACAAAGCCGCGGGGTCGCCGGGAACGCCTCGAGCGCCTCCTCCTGCCACGGGTCCGGCTCCACCCGGAACAATTGCCGCACCATCCTCGCCGGATGCAACCGCCAGTCCGCCAGCGTGGAAGAGGCCTGGCCCTCAACCCCATTTGGCTCAGCTGGCATCGGTGCCATTCGGCTTAGCCGGCGCCTGCTCAAGGCTGCGGAGGACCAACTGTTCGAGGGTCAGGCCAGTCTCGACGTTGGTGGTTATCGCCGACAGCCGCGGGCGTTCATAGGGGGCGGCCGCACGGGCGGCGTCGAGCCGCAACTCAACCGGCTGGCGGCCATCCCGGTAGACGAGTTGCAGCAAGCCGAGGGCATCGCCGGCAAAGGCGTGCGACCCGAGCGCATCGGCCAAAGCGGTAGCCCGCGCCGCCGCACGAGCCCGCGCGGTCGTTTTCCGGTTGGGCGATCCTTTGCGACTGCCACCACCTGTTTTGCGACCGATCGCCATGTCATTTTATCGCATTTTACCAGGCGTGAGTCATCGCCGACGATATGGCGCGGCGGCCTCCCACGGATTGCCGCTGACGGGCTTGCCCGTCGTAAAGGTCTGGCGCTGCACCTGCTGCGGCCGGTCGCAAGCAGAATTGCTCATTTCATCGCCAGGAATTTATCGACCGCCGAGCACCACTCCGCAAACGTTACGGTTCCCGGAAGTAGCCACGGAGCCATGATGATACGAAGAAGTTTTTGGGTCATGTTCTCTCCTCCATTGATCCGAGCCCCGTCCTCGCGTTCTCGCGCATCCGCGCCGAGCTCGCTGGCGGCGAGACCCGCTCGACGGGGCCAATGAACAGCGGCGTGCTGGTCATGATTCGCGCCTCATCTGCAATCGCCGCAGCCGCTTGTAGCGGCGGTGATAATCATTGTAGCGCGTACGGCTGCGCTGCCGCCAGTGCCGCATGTAGGCAGTGTGGTGCGGCTGCTCGCGGCGTTCGCGCTGCCGCTTGCGCTGCCGCTCGCGTTCGCGCCGGGTGAAGTCGCGCAATTGCCGGATCAGCGCGTCGGGCCCGCCCCAGCCGGACCACTTGGGATTTACATACATGAGTCCCTCACCCGACCCAGAATCCAGCCGATCACTGGCACGGCCATAGCATTACCAAGGGCGCGGTACCGCGGGCCGTCGGCGGCGGGCTTGCCGCGATAAGTGATCAGCGTGAAGTCGTCAGGGAAGCCCTGAAGTCTTTCACATTCGATCGGCGTAAGCCGGCGAACCGCCATCCCGTTTAGAAGCTTCAAATCATCGCCGTTCTGTCGGCCAGCATTTGCGCGAATAGCACAGGCTATCTCTCCACTGACCTCTAGGCTCGGCCCTCCAGGTCGCGGGCGTTCCATGAAAGCGATACACGGGCGCATATCGCTCGTTTCGCCCGCATCGGTGCCGTTGAGCGCAGGGACGATTTCTGTCGGTTGGCCTCTGCCGTTGCGTCCTATCCTTGGCTGGAACGCGACGGCCACCTGACCGCCAGCGTTCGCATGTTCGCCCATCATCCCGCGCAAAGTCGGCGCGCAGCCGCCTGCGTCCTGCCCATGATCCTTGCTGGTGAACGCTACGGCTTGACCGCGCTCGCTTACCGTGAATGCAGGATCCCCGTCCTCGCCAACGCCGTGCCCAGGAGGGCCACCGCTTCCGTTCGCTCGGTTGTTGGTGATCTTCCCGCCTCGGCTGGATTGTCGCATATCGATCGGCACAAGCGGCGTACCGCGCCCCGTTCCGTCTTCAGAGGCATCGAAGCCATCAGCCCGGAGGGAGTGCGCGACGAATGTCTCGGTCTCGAAATCCTGTCGGCCGTGCGGCCCGCCGTGGGCATTAACTGCGGTCGCTACGTCGATAGAGCCGGATTGCCGATTGCCGCCGTAGGCAATGGCGTAGCCGTTCTCCCAATCCTGCTGGCCCATCCCGTAGCCGTGCTTGCGCTCCGTGCCGCCGTTCGCGGCGAGCGGGCCAACGATCCCGTGATGCTTGCCGCTTTGCAGCGTGAACATCGGATCGCCCGACTCGCCGATGCCTATCCCGGCTCGCACGTCGTCTGTCGAGACGCCTGTTCGAGCGCCGACTTCAAGGATCGGAATTATGTTTTCGGCTGTGTCGCTGTCGGCTCGATATCCGCTGCCGCCTGGAGCGCAGCTTGCAATTGGGCGGGCAATTGCTTTCCCCGCTTCTCGGCGCGGTGGAGGATCCCCGCGCAGGCTTTCGGGCTCAAAAAGTACCGCTGCGGCAGCTCGCCAGTCTCCAAGATGTCCGACAACGAACACACGACGGCGGCGCTGTGGAACTCCGAAATATTGAGCGTCAAGAACTCGGTAGGCGAACCCATACCCGCATTGCCCCAGGAGCCCGAGAAAGTCTCCAAAGTCCCGGCCGCCGTCGCTCGACAAGAGACCGGGCACGTTTTCGAAAACCATCCAGCGGGGCCGAATTCGCTCAATAATCGAAAGGCCGATGATGGCCAGGTTGCCATGCGGGTCGCCCAGCCCCGCGCGCTTGCCGGCGATGCTAAAGCTCTGGCAGGGCGATCCGAAGGCGACCAGATCCACAGGCTCAACTGCATCCCATTCCACCTCGTTCACGTCGCCCAGATTGGGCACTGTGGGAAACCGCTCAGCCAATATTGCGCTGGCGAAGGGGTCGATCTCGGCGCACCACCGCCAGTCGATCTCGGGCGCGGCCAGTTCGGGAGCCCCAATCCCACTAAACAAAGTACCCCCAGAAAGCGTCACGCCGCGATCTCCCGCAGCACCTCCGCCGGCTTCGGCGATTGGTACAGCCGCGCGGCGTGCGCCGCGCACCACGACGAACCCTCCACACACGGCTCGCCGCAATAGGCCCAGCCGGGCTCGGCCGGGTCGCCGGCGATCCACCGGCACCCGGTCTGCTGCACCCGCGGCCAGTTGAGCCGCGCCTCGAGCTGCGCCAGCGGCGGCACCGCCGGCGGACGGTGGCGGTGGACGATCCCGGCGATTGCGTTCTTGGTGCAGCCGAGCGCGGCGGCGATCGCGGTGTAGGTGTATCCCGCCGCGGCGAGCTGCAGCGCCCGCGCGACGCGCTCCGGCGGCCATTGCGGGCTGACTGGCCGGACTGGCGACCACGGCGGCACCTGCCGGCCGCGGCGCTTGCGGCGGTAGAGGAAATTGGCGACCGCGGCGGTGGTCGTGCCAAGCTCGCGGGCGATCGCCACCGGGCCATGACCCTGCGCCCGCAGCTCGACCACCCGGGCGACGTCCTGCGCGGTCCACAGGCGCTGACCGGCGGTCATTCCGCAGCGATCTGCGCGAACATGCCCGCGTCGTCGCGCACCCGGCGCTCGCTCATTGCGGCATAGCTGGGTGCCAGCTCGATGCCGATACAGTCCCGGCCGAGTTGATCTGCCACGAGCGCAGTCGTGCCGCTCCCCAGAAACGGCTCCAGCACCGTAGCCGGCCGCGGCTCCCCCGCATTGCAGGAGCAGGAGGGGCGCCAGCCGATGGTTTGCGTGCTGATCGGCTCGCTATAACCAACGCCAGCTTTACCACGTGAATGGCGAGCGCCCTGTTTGTCGCCAAACCATTTCTCATGATGCCGATATTCGGTCTTTATCTCGCGCATCCAGCCTGCCCCGCACGACGCACAAACGCCTTTGGCCGATGTGCCGGCGAGGATCGCGCGGCGCGGGACCTCGGTCGGAAACGTTGCGAAGTGCGCCTCTGGGAAGGGCTCGGGGCCGAGGTGCCAGACGTTGCGCATGTTGCGCTTGCCGCCTGAATCACGTCTCGCCAAACCGGAATTATCGCCACCGCCAGGAACTTGTTGATAATGAGCCGGTCCGCGGACGCGATC